CATGCGGGTTCTCACTTCTGATACGCTTAAGCCTTGAGATAGTAGCCTTTCAGCCAATATGAGATCGCTCTCTTTTGTTATAGTATTAAACAAGCTAGCTAGTTCATCATCTCCCTGTTTGGCTGATTGTGAAACTACATGATATTGAGAATCATTCTCATTGACTTCATTTAATACTCTATTAGTCTTTAATATCTCGCTTATCTCTGAGTTCTTTAGGTCATACTCTGAGACATCTTCTCTCTTTATTTTGTCATCGTAGATTATTCTTCTTGTATTGCCTTTCAGCTTTGGAAAGTAGTTATTGAATGATTCAATGACACCATGCGCTTCTAACTTCTTTAGGTGTTTACTAATATTTTGACTTGTGCATCCTAAGTCTTTAGCTATTGTGAGACAGCTTACAAAAGAGAATCCGCCCTTGTTAGCATAACTAGCTAAAACAGCTAGAACTCTTAGATTTTCCCCTGTTAGCTTTTTATTTAAGAATGCCTTAATTGGAACCACGCAAAAGCGCCTTAAATCCTCATTTTTAACTGTCTTTAGTTTTATTTGCTCGGGTATTTTGTATTGAGAATCAATCATTTAGTTATTATATCAAATTATTTTACAATTACCTATTGACATGTTATTGAGATATCTATAATCTTACTTTTGCAACACACATTTTTTTAAACTTTGAAAGGTATATAAAATGGTAACTTCAATCAATAAATATATGCTAATTATGGATAGTCTTTTAAAAGCATATAAGCTCAATTTGGAAGTAGACCCTTATTCAGTTTCAAGTGTCTATAACATCCCATTAAAAGAAGCAAATCAAATAGTAAATAATTTTAACTTAACCACGAAAGGTAACTAAAATGAGAACTAAATACTCCAGCAATTCAGAACTAAGTCATATTTGGGCGAATGATCCCGATCCTAGCATTGGTAAAAGCGCCAATTCAATGTCATGTCAAAATGGCGTATTATTCAGTTATAACACAGCTATCGCGCATTTAATACCTGAGCGCAATACTGTAATAATTAACACAGCATCATATTCCAACACTACATCAAAGCATCAAGGCCACGCTAGAAGCGCCTCAAATCACTTTGACACTATATTTTTAGATATTCCTAAAATGAATCTTAGAGGTTTAGTATTTGGCCAAAGAGACTTTGAAGAGCTTATTCTAAAATATAACGATGATGTGGCCTCTAAGTTATTAGTGAAGGCTTCTCGCGCTCGCATTCACGCTGGGATACATTATTCAAAAGCTCTTTTTATTTATGAGAACCTTAGCAAATATGCTCAGTTTTTGAATCTAAATTATGCAATGCCCGATCTTACATCTATTCAGGCTCGAGCTGTTGAAGCTGAAAAAAAGGCCGTAGAATTAGCGAAGATTGCACAAGCCAAAAGAATCATTGAAGAAGCCGAAGATTTGGAAAAATGGCGCTTAGGGCAAGACATAAGACGTTATTTTGAATTAACAGCGCTACGTATTAAAGATGATGAAATTCAAACCACGCGAGGCGCTCGCATTCCTGTCGATCATGCTATTAAGTTTTGGGGCTTGATTAAGTCATGGCATGACAAGGGCGTGTCATATGTTAAGGATCATCATTCTATTCATTTAGGCAATTACTCAGTTAATAGATTTGAAAATGATGTCTTAACTGTTGGCTGTCACACTATCCCATATAGCGAGATCGAATCAATCGCGCATCAATTACGTTTAAATTAACCACGAAAGGCACATTATGACTAACTTATTAAAGCATTTTATTTGGCTAGTATTAGGATTTATAAGCGCTTATTGCTGGCTGATTCTATTCCTAGCATTCTAGAGTTATCTTTAAGGGCGTTTAAATAGCGCCCTTATGGGCTAACTTTGGCCGAAACCATGAAAGGTAAATAACATGATAGCAATTAATAGCATTGACGTATTAAAGCAACATTGCGATGACAGCCCCTATAATGAATTTTGTTTGAGGCTCAATTATGGATTTAGATCAACGAAAAGAATCCAATATTGGCCTAAGTTTGATTCATGGTGTATTTTCAATGATAGCGATGACACCATGGCCGAATACAATTCAACGGATGATTTTATAAAGAATGAAGCTTTAATTTATAAAGCCATGAATAACAATGCATTCTTTAAAGACGAATAGGGGGCTATAACATGAAATTTATAGCTTATTATCGCGTGTCTACTGACAAGCAAGGCGAATCGGGGCTAGGTTTAGAAGCTCAAAAAACTATTTGCTACGCTTACGCTCGAAGTGTAAACGCTCAAATTATCGCTGAATTTACTGACATTGAGAGCGGATCAAAAAACGATAGGCCTGAATTAAACAACGCGCTGGCCATGCTTGATATTGAGAATGATTCTCGTTTACTTGTGGCTAAACAATGCCGACTTACTCGATCTGTTGCATTGATGTCAAGCCTATTGGAAAAGAAGGTGCCGCTCACTATTGCGGAAACTCCTGAGGCTAGCATTTTTGAGTTACACATCAGAGCTGTATTAAATGAGGAAACAAGGCGGCAAATCTCAACCAATACGCGCAATGCGTTAATGGCCGCCAAAGCAAGAGGGGTAAAGTTAGGCGCACCAGCGCACGTATTACAGGAAGCAGCATACGAAGGCGGTAGAGCGCAAGCGAAGATTAAAATAGCTTATGCTTTAAAGATCAAACCCATGTTTGAGTTAGCCATTGCAAATTGTGGCAAGCCTTCCTGTCGTAACATCGCAAAGAAACTCAATGAACTAGGCATTAAAACGTACTCAGGAAGTACGTGGACAGCGCCAAATGTATCGTATTATCTTAATCACATTAAAGACAAGGAGACAATCAAATGGTAGGAAAAGTCACGCCTGATGACATGATGTCATGCTCAAGGCTTCCAGCCTTATTAGGTTTTAGCAAGTTTCGAACGCCTAATGATGAGTTGAAATACTCTATCAATGCAATCAATAAAGAACCTAATGACTTCATTGAGAACGAACCGATCTTGTGGGGTAATCTTACAGAAAAGTTAATACTAGGCGAGAGCTGTAAAAGGCTCGGCGTAGATATTGATGATCTAGCACATGATAAGCCATACTTTCATCCTGACATACCATTGGCTACAAGCCTTGATGGCACAGCGACTGGCAATGGCACTACAATTTACACTGACATTGACAAAGGTATTTATGTCATGGGGCATGATTCAATCAAGCTCGATGGTTATGGTATCTTAGAAGCTAAACTCACAGCTCAAGAAGTAGAAAGTGAGCCAGCGCCATATCGTGGAGTGATCCAGCTTCAAGGCCAAATGGATATTATGAAAGCATCATGGGGCGCTCTTTGTGTGTTATACAGGGGTACAACATTGCGTATCTTTTTATATCCTATCAATCAAGATCACGTCAATATGATTCACAATGCTGTTGAGGATTTTCAGAAACGTTTGGATAAGTATAAAACGAATCAGGAAATAGATTGGTATCCACTTGAAAACTCTTTTGAAGCTAGTCGTGTGTTCGATCATGCTGAAAAGAGTACGATTGAATTACCCGAAGTTGAATTACAAGCTGAGAAGATCATAACAATTCGTGAGCAAATCATGGAGTTAGAAGCACAAATTGATCGCTTACAGATTAACATCATGGAGCAAATGCGTGATGCTGAAGTATGTAATGCGGGTCGTTACAAAATATCATGGCCTATGCGTCATTACAAAGCACAGCCAGCAAAGACTGTGCCAGCTAAAGATGCGTATGTTATTAGGCAATCTAAATTGTCTATTAAGGATCGTATATGAGACATTATGATACAGCAACAAAGCCATTCTTAGATATAGGATTGAAGCCATTTGGCCAAGATAAACATGGCCCTAAGTTCTCAGACCATGATCTTATGAAAACAACAGTTAATCTTATTAATACAAATTATTTATTTGAAAGGAAAGCCAAAATGATATCAACAGATATTGAAAAAGCAGAGTCACATTTAGAAACAGCAATTACAACATTTAGAAAACAATACAATCAGTTTAGTCAAGTTGAGGAATTGTTTGCTAGTGATGCAAAGAAGGCAGCAAGCTCTGTTAAAGATGCAGAAGAAAAGTTATTGCAAGGATTAGCAAGGGTAGAGAAGGCAGCTAACTTTGAAAGACTTAATCGTTATGTAGAGTTATTAGAGAGAGCAGCTACAGCTATGAATCAGTTAGCAGATTTAGAAAAAGAAGGCAGACTAGACAAAATAGCTTCTGCAATTAGATAATGAATGACCAAGATCGTTTTGAAACAGAAGTTATGAATGAATTACAACAAAAGGAGAAAAGTATGAAAACTATAGCATCAGCCTTTGTTAAGGCACAGAAAGAGTTTGCACCAGCACTCAAGACAGCAACGAATCCACACTTTAGATCTAAGTATGTAGCTTTAGATGGATGTATTGAAGCTGTCATTGATGCACTCAACAACAATGGCATATCACTTATTCAAAAGACACATGACTGTGACAATGGCGTTAAGATTGAGACAGTCTTGTTACACGAAAGTGGTGAGTCTTTAAGTGGTGGTATCTTACACGTACCATCTACTAAGCAAGATGCGCAAGGATACGGGTCATGTTTGACATACGCAAGGCGCTATAGCCTTATGGCCACATGTGGCATAGCCCCAGAGGATGACGATGGTAATTTAGCTACAGAAAGAGCTGGCAGTGTGGTAAAAAAGCCACAATCTAGTGGATTTATGTTCTATATGCCCAATAAAGACCCTCAAGAGCTATCGGATGTCTTGACATGGCAAGCAAAGTTTGATGAAATTTCAGAACAGCTAGTGAATTCTAGCCTTAATCCAGAGGATAAGATATCGAAACTAAAAGCATTAGTGGAAGCTAACAAGCCAACACTAGACCGCTTACAAGTAACAGTAAAGATGCAGATCATAGGCAAGCAAGCCACACGCATCAACAATGTGAAAGGAAAATCAAATGAAACAAGTCAGAACTAACTTCAATGCTTTTGAATGGCGTTTCCCACGTACATTGAAAGAAGCTAAAGGTTATGAATACGAAGTAACATTGGAGTCACCCAAAGAGAAAAGGCAACGCATATGGAGAGCCACTAAGGTTTCCATAGTCATTGCCTTATCTATGTACGCTTGGATTACTTATTCATTACGTACATTGTAACTTC